TCACTGCTGAAGGAATTCTTCACCTCAAACGAAATTGATTTTACAAAAATATGATTGCCCAATACAAAGAACTCCACGCCCGTATAGAAAGACTTTCAAAAGAAAACCTTGAATTAAGGGGATTGAATGGAAGGCTATCAACAGATAATTTCAGACTGAAACAAATGCTTCGTCAGGAATACTTTGAAGAAAACCTGAATAATGTTGACCTGATTCAGAATATCAAGAACTACATAGAATCTATTTATGTTGTGGATTTGGGTCAGAGAAGGCGTACAAGAGAACTTGTCGAAGCAAGGGCCATGTTTTACTACTTTGCGAAAAAATATACCACCAAATCACTCAAACAGATTGCAGCGTATGCGGGGAATGTTCATCATGCAACGGTGATAAATGGGATTCGGGTTGCAGAGGATTTATTTGATACTGATAAGGATTTCAAAGCAAATATATTGAAGCATGATGCGATAATAGTTGAGAGGATAATCAGGCCCAATCTTTTAAAAGTAATGTAAATGAAAGCCCAATCAGCCCATAATAAAATAGTAAAAATTAGTCAAACTAGAAATATAGTCATAGCAATGGATATAAGTTTGACATATAAGTATAAGTCAAACAACAATTATTTTTTCGACAGGGATTTTAAATGCTACAATGTTGTGACTGAAAAAGAAGTGCCTTTGAGAAAACAGGGCGGAAGTTTGGGGTTTAATATCAATCGAAAATTCATCCCACTTTCAAAAATAAAAACCCCTTCCGGATCACCAACCGATAATTTAGAAAAAATTGCAACAAGACGATTAGCCCCGAAAATTACAAAAGAAGGCATCATTCAGGCGATTTGCGAGCGTTTCGAGGTATCGGAGGCTCAGATGTATGGTCGGAGTATAAAAGGTGATTTAGGCAACGCCCGTAAGATTTGGGCAATGCTTTTGGATAAATACATCAGTAACAATAATACGATAGTTGCGAATCTGATGGGCAGAAAGTCGGCATCCAGCACGTTTGAACTGATAGATGAGGGAGAGGCATTGCGTGGTAGTAATAAAGCCTTTGAAAACGCTTACAACATCATAGAATCAGTTCTATTGAAAGAAACGAATTAAATTAACCTTACCCCACTAAAGTAAAATAACAATGACACAAGAAGAAATAAAAGAAGCTGCCTACGCTATGATAAGCAAGAACGCTAAAATCATAGGCTCATACCCAAATAATTTAGTTGTACAAATTTCAAAACAAATATCAATTTCAGAATGCCAGTCCCTTATAGATGAACTGAACTTGTTTATAGTGGAATTATTTTCATATAACGAGATTGAATTTATCAATAAGCGCATATCCCGTTACCAAGACATTAAAGATTATTTACAAAGTTTATGAAAAGATATAACGCTTTGCAGCTAACCGAAGTTGGCGATTACGAAGCACAAAATTTTGAATTAACACAAATGTTTAACCGAAGCAATACATTTCAATTTACCACTAAGCCGCCAATTTTGGTTAGGTGCTGTTATGTGTCTGTTTTCTTTTTCATTTTTTGTGCGTGGGCAATTAAATCATTAAATCATTGATGGCACGAATAGGAATATACCAAGTTGATGGAACGGAATATCAAGGTGTTCAATTTCCGAATATAGCACTAATGAAAATTAGCGGTTATCACAAATCTATTGGCGATGATGTAAGCTGGTATGAGGGGATATTATTTGCAAATCAATACGACAAAATTTATGCAAGTAAGATATTCAAGTTTTCAGAAATGCCACAAATACCCGATAATATGGTAATTGGTGGAACTGGAATTGATTTTCATAATAAACTACCTGCCGAAATTGAAGCTGCTCCGATGGATTGGGAAATTTACCCTAATACACCTTTTCATTATGGATTTTCAATGAAGGGATGCCGTTTCAGTTGCTCATTCTGTTGTGTGCCAACAAAGGAAGGAAAGCCAAAGAATTACAACACTATTGATGAGTTGCTAACCAACCCATCAGGAGGCAAAAATTTGATGCTATTGGATAATGATTTCTTTGGTGGCACAAATTGGCAAGCGAATTTAGAACGGATTGCGGAACTAAAATTGAAAGTGTGTTTTGTGCAAGGTTTGAATATCCGAATTTTATCAGACAGACAAGCTGAACTACTTGCAAAAGTGAATTACTCAAACTCAAAATTCAATAAGAAGTATTTAACTTTTGCGTGGGACCAGTTCAAAGATGAAAGAGTAATAGTAAGAGGAATTGAACGCTGCAATAAATGGGGAATACCTTGTCAAAATATGCAGTTCTTTATCTTGATTGGATATGATACAACACCCGAACAAGACTATTACAGAGTTGAATTTTTGAGGAAATTAGGATGCAAACCTTTTGTGATGCCTTACAATAAATCAGATAAATATCAAAAGGCATACACAAGGTATGTAAACAATAGGATAATCTTTAATTCGTGCAGTTGGGAAGATTATGAATATAACCCGAACAGAAAATCATTAAATCATTTTGTGGGAGGGTAAAAAAATGAAAAAGAAAATTGCACATAACTAGTCGCTACACGACATAAATGTACGGCAAAAAATATGAAGATGCTAGTAAAATCAAGGAGATACAGATTAACCGAAAGTCAATTTCAGAAACTCGAAATGCTTAAAAAATATAATATTAAAGAAAGTCAATTTGTCCGTCAGGCAATTGATGAGAAGTTCAACCGAGATATTCCTGAGATTAAAATCAAACAAGAAAGAATCAAATTACCTTTTTAAATAAATAACCCCATGAGCAACAAGAAAAAGACACCAATGATGGATTTAATATCCATTTTGGATGAACTAGCGCAAATCGCAAAAGCTAATAACCCAACAAAAATTGAGTTTGAAATATATACTCATTGTAAGCAGAAAGCCGAATCCCTCCTACCCATAGAAAGGCAAGAGTTAATTGATGCGCACGGTATCCGTAAATATTACAAAGACGGAGGTTCTGAACCAATAATTCTAACGGGAGAAGATTACTTCACCAACACCTTTAATCAATAATAAATATGAAAGATTTCAACCAATCCAGAATCGACCTTGAGTATGGTGGGATAGATCCCAATACTCCGACACCTAAAAACGGGTGTTTCATCCTTGCGATTTCAGCAATTATCGCAACCGCAGTAGTGTACTTTTTAATCAAATTAGTCTTATGAAAAAAATAACAATAGCAATCTGTTTGATAATATTGAGTGGATGCCACAAATTAGGGCCAGAGAAAACAGAAAAAGGGTATGTTGTAGAAAAGCAATACTTTCCCGACACAAGGCAAACGATAACAGGCACCGGAATCTCAACAAATGGGGAGATGGTCATGACTTCTCACAATATTGGGAGCAAAGAGAAGTATATGGTCATTTTTAAGTGTGAGCATGGAGTTATTTTCTCAGTCAATAATATTCAAAGTTATGGAACATTGGAGAAAGGGGATAGTGTCAAAATTCACTTTAAAGAGTGCCGAACCCTCGATAGTGAGATAGTTGACTATGATTTTATTTACGCCAGCAAATTAAGAAATTAGTATTATGAAGCAATTGACAATACTCTACAGATGCATTATTGCAATGTATTTCATCCTGATAATTGTCGGGATTTACCTGATAATCCATTCTCAGTTGATATTGGGAATACTTTTGATCGGTTCATGTATCATGCAGATGAGGTTCTTTAAAAATACCTATGAGAAGTCAAAAGCCCAGGAACTGCCAAAGTCATCGGATAACAACGAATAACTGTAATTAAATTTGAAATAAGATGAACGAATTGACCCGCTTTCAAAATGGATTCCCTGAGTTACATTGGGCGCTATACCATGACAGAAAATTGAATAAGGATACCATCCTCTCACTTTCATCAGGTATTCAATTTGAGACTATGCCACAAGGTAAAAAAATGATTAACCGATATAAATTGAAAAGCATATGAGACGCACCCGCACCATACCATCCAGAGAAAAGCTAAAAAACTGCATTGTCTGCAATGACCCGATATTAAGGGTCGGATACTGCAGCAAGGAATGTGAAGATATTGCAATGAGAACAGCAAGTATTGTTATTCAGATTGATACTCAAATGCAAGCACCAACTCCAATTGATTACAACCGCCCAATTATTCAACAATTACTGAAATAATATGAAAATAGAATACTACCTGAAGGCCAATACAGGAACTTATCCGCCTTCATACAAACACAGTGATTTGCAAAGTGCCAAAACTGAGGCACAAAGATTACTGACAACAACCAATGCAACCAAAATCGAAATACTTGCCATCATTGGTGTTGTTGAAATTAAAGATGTACCAGTAACTGAAAAGAAAGTTGTCATAGATTTATTTAATAATTCAGACTTACCATTCTAGCCTATGACATTCACATGTACCGCCCAAAAAGGGCCACAGACAATAATTGAATGCGGACTTTCTGAAAAAGAACGTGACACATTCATGAAGAAATATTCTGCAGTCGGATATACTGCCATTTATCAGGTTGAAGGCCCGGGAACCTATATCACCAAAACCGATGTTCTGGAATTTCATAATGAACATTTAGAATATTCAGGTGAGCTTACCATGACCGATGTTGAGAATTGGATTGAAAGGAGGCGGAGCGCATGAGTAATAATGCACCACACCAAGCCCCTGAATTAAACAAAGACCAAAAGGCTACTGAAGTATTTGTTACTAAGGAAAGACCGAAAGAGAAAAAGGTAAAAACGCTGAATGAATGGGTTAATGAATACTATGGAGAAAATAAGAGGTAAATAGAATCCTGCATATTGAATGAATTGGGGATGATTGTAAGTTTTGACCGTTTCCCCGCAACCGATGAACACGAATTTAACAAGTTATGAAAAAAACAAATAAGAAGTTCCTGAAAGAACTCAAATCAATTGCCGGCCAACTGCCTGAAATGCTCACAGATGAGAAAGCAACCGTTTACAGAGAAGTGAGCGGAGCAAGGTTGCAGAGTGCAGGGATTGGTCAAATAAACGGCAAGGCGGTAAAAACTGACCAAATGTATAACCGAGATTTCGGAGGGGTCAAAGTGAACCATTACAGGCGAATGCTCACCATTTATAATGATGGCGGCATTGACCGTGTAAAAAGTTACATGAACCAGGTATTTGAACTAAATAACGTTCATCATTCACTGATCACATCATTGCAGGAAAGATTAAGTAAAGCGATATAATGGAAATTAAACAAGGACACGAACCGGAGGAGGGTTGTTAATTATGGCATACGAACCAGAAGAGATAGAGGCCCTGAAAGGGCAGATAGTTGAGAAGATTGCTATCGACATGATGTCACTGCGTTCAGTGTGCAGTGAAAAGGATATGCCATCAATGTCAACTGTATTGGATTGGTTAAAGGAGGACAAATCATTTTCGTTGCAGTATGCGCGCGCGTGCGAGATTCGTGCAGAGGGTATAGCAGATGAAATACTTGATATTGCTGATGATTCAAGCCGTGACACCAAAACCATTAAAAATAAGAACGGGGATGATTATGAGGTTGAGGACACTGAATGGGTAAACCGCTCAAAACTAAGGGTTGAATCTCGTAAATGGCTACTTGCCAAAATGATGCCTAAGAAATACGGGGATAAATTGGATATTACCAGCGACAATGAAAAATTAGGAAAAAATATTCAAATTGAGATAGTTCCACCAATTTTATAACTTGTTAATAATCAAATGCAAAATGCCCCCCATCCACCGGGGAAACACTTGGTAAAAACGCCATAAAATAGTATCTTTAAAACATGATAGGAATCTATAAAATCACATCCCCATCAGGTCGAATTTATATCGGACAGAGTATTGATATTGAGAAAAGATATGTCTACTATAAAGCATTGGTTTGTAAAAGTCAACCTAAGTTATATCGGTCTTTTTTGAAATATGGCTTTGAAAATCATTTATTTGAAACAATTGAAAACTGTACTATTGAACAGCTTAACGACAGAGAAAGATATTGGCAGGAGTTTTTTGATTGTATAGGTGCGGGGCTTAACTGCATTCTAATAGCAACTGAAAACGCCCCCTCGAAAAGATGCCAATCAACAAAAGATAAAATATCCAAAACCACTAAAGGGAGAAAGCAGACAGAATCACATTCTAAGAATATTAGTATTGGGCGTACTGGGATGAAATTTACAGAACAGCACCGGCTGAATATTAAAATATCAAAATCAGGGGCAAATAATAAGGTATCAAAGAAGATTATTAATACACTAACCAATGAAATATATGTATCAATAAAAGATTGCGCTTCAAAAATAGGAGTATTAGATAAGACACTAAGTAGATATTTATTAGGGACAAGAACAAATAAGTATCCTCATTTAAAATATGCACAATGAAGGCTACTATTGTATTTCAGAAAAATTGGGAGTCAATACATTTAAACAATAATCAATTAAGGGAATACCGGTATATTATTAATACTGGTAGTTCTAGGTCGTCAAAAACATATTCGTTAATAGATTGCGTAGATTTATACGCAAGAGCCTACGCTGATAAAAGAATAACCATTTGGAGGGAGTCGAAAATTGACTGTAAAACAACAGTGATGCAAGATTACCTTAAAAGGTTAAGGCAGACAGATAGATTTGAGCCGGCCCGATTCAACAAGACAGAATCAGTCTACAGTTATTCCAATGGTTCCCGAATTGAGTTCAGGGGAACTGATGAAGAAAGTGTATTTGGATTGACTCAGGATGTTGCATGGCTAAATGAACCATATTCGATTTCAAAGGATATCTTTGACCAGATAGATCAGCGGACTTCAGATTTCATCCTAATAGATTGGAACCCGAAACAAAATCACTATATCGATGATTTAAGCAGTCATCCCCGCGCATTGGTTATTCATTCCACTTTTAAAGATAATCCGTTCTGCCCTGAAGAACAACGCCTGAAAATTCTATCCTATGACCCATCCAATGAAGAAAACGTTAAGAATAAAACTGCAAATAAGTATAAGTGGGATGTTTACGGCCTCGGCATAAAAGGAGAAGTCGAAGGCAAGGTCTTTGATAATTATGAGACAATAGATGAATTACCGCATGATGCGAAGTTCTACGGGTATGGCCTTGACTTCGGTTATACAAATGACCCTTCATCCCTTATTGCTATGTATGAATGGAACGGCGGTATTATATTTCATGAACTCATCTATTCAAGAGGTTTAAAAAACAAGACCCTGGCACTTATGATGAAGAAAAAAGGCGTAAGGCCGAATGATTTGATTATTGCAGACTGTTCAGCCCCTCTCATCATTGATGAACTGTTTGATGAAGGATTCGGGAATATTCATCCATGCGTTAAGGGCTCAGGTTCTATTATCTATGGAATTGAAGTAATGAAGGACAGGCGAATTTACCTTACAAAGTCCTCTACAAATCTTATCCATGAGTTCGATAACTACAAAAATGCAAAGGATAAGTTCGGCAAATGGATAAACGAGCCGGACAAGAATCAAGATGACCACGCAATAGATGCAAGTCGGTATATCTGCACTGATAAATTTACACAAAAAGAACTGAAAATATTCTGATTCCCGAAGTCATCGGAATTTAACAATTGCATTGATTCAACTTTGTCTGTAAGTTGGAACTATTCACAAAGCTAGGCAGTAAAATTGATAACATTTTTGGAGGCAAAAAAGCCTTCACTCAAATCGCTGACTCTAATAATCTGCTGTATGAAAAGTTGTATGATATGCTTGGTGCTGGGTTCTCAATGCCTACCCATAATCTTCAAAATGCAATCAAAGAAGGGTATATTTTAAATCCTCATGTCTTCTCTGTAATTAGAAAAAGAATAGGTCCTGCAAGCAAAATACCCTTTTATCTTTATGAAGAAAAGCCGGATAAGAAAAAGGAAATAGCCGAATACAAATCATTCGTTAAGGCCGGTAAATATGACCAAGCTTATGATATGCTACACAAGGCATATACCATGATTGAGATTAAGGAAATCAATGATATCCTGAATAATCCAAATGAAAATGAATCTTTTAATGAATTTCTTGAAGCATGGTTAGGTTACTACAATCTGACCGGCAATGCTTATACTTATGGGCTGGCACCTGAAGGATTCTCCCCTGACCAATATACAAAACTTTATACCATGCCTTCACAACTTACAAAGATTGTGACTGGCAATAATTGGAGAAGTCCGATAGTCGGATATTCAGTTGATTGGTATGGATGGGGTGCAGTTCCAATTCCTAAAGAAATGGTTTGCCATGTTAAGCGTTGGAATCCGGATGCCGGAAATATAGACCGTGCATTATACGGATTAAGCCCAATGGCTCCACTATGCAGAACTGTTGATACGAGTAATAAAAATATCACTGCCCGTAAAAGATTGCTTGAACATGGTTATCCGGCGGGGATATTGTCAAATGAATCTGAACGGGGAATGACAGACCCACAAGCCGAAGCACAACAAGAAAGATTTGATGCAAGGTTTGGAGGTGATAATCAGAAAAAAATATTGCTCGCTACTCATGCGCTCAAATGGCAAGCCCTCGGACTTAACTCTGTTGACCTTCAGTTATTGGATGCTGATAAAGTTGACCTTGCTACAATTGCCAGGGTTTATGAGATACCAACGCCTCTACTTTTAGATGATAACAGTGCTTACAACAATATAACTGAATCAACCCGAACACTATGGACAAATGCCATTATTCCTGACTTGTCAAGGATTCGGGATGATTTGTTTAATAAGTTCTTTCTTGAATATTGGAAAAAGAAGACAGGCCGCAAACTCTACATTGATTATGACCTAAACAGTATTGATGCGCTGAAAAAGGACCAGAAGCTGATATCAGAAACACAACGCATAAAAATAGGCATGGGTGTAATGACTCCTGCACAGGCCATAGAAGAAAATGGAGGCAAGACCGACGGACTACCACCTGAAGTATTCAAATATTACTTAGATCAGAATTTAAGGCCAATTGACCAGCCTCATACACCACAACTAACCCCACCACCCGCAAAATGAACGAGCAAAGACAATTAAAGAAATTTGATTATAAGTCAATATCAACTGAATTATCAGTTAAAGATGTTGATACCAAGTCAGGTATTGTTACCGGGTATTTTGCCTCATTTGGAACTATTGACAGTTGCATGGATATGATTATTCAAGGAGCTTTCAAGAAAACAATTGCAGAACGAGGCCCTGGGGGAACAAACCAAATCAAACATCTTCTTCAGCATGATTGTGATGACCCGATAGGGGCTATTATGGTTCTGAAAGAAGATAAGGTCGGGTTGTATTTTGAATCCAAGATGTCTGCAACATCAGACGGCCAAGATGTTTTAACTATGTATGCAGAAGGTATCTATAATGAGCATTCAATTGGGTACAGAACCATGAAAGATGAGCGCGTAGAAGATACAAACGGAAATCTTCTGTATTATAAACTGACTGAAATTAAACTTTGGGAAGGATCTACGGTGTTATGGGGTGCAAATCCAAATACACCATTCACTGGGTTTAAGTCTGCCAACGGGAAAGATTATAAAAATGAATTGGATGCACGCATGAACAAATGCATCAAGGCTATTTCATTAGGAAATCTGACCGATGAAACCTATCAAAAATTAGAAATAGAACTACTTAAAATCAATGAGGCATATAAATCACTGATCACTGCAAAGCCGGAGATACGCACCACTCAGCAGCCGAATGATGGATTGAAATTCCTGCAAGAAGTAAGTAAGTATATGTAATAAAAAAGTAAAATGAAAAATAAAATCAAATCCCTGACCACGTTGCTATATGTAGCGTTGTTTGGTTGCTTAATCGCAGCCGTTTCAGGAAGCCCGGCAGTCGGCTTAATAGTTGCCACACTTGCCTTTTTAGGTATCAAAAACACAGTTATCCCTGCCGGTTCATTCGGTGAAGGAATACCTGAAACCAAAACCGCTGCTGAGTATGCAGAAGATCTTCGCTTGAAGCATGAAGCCCTTAATGGGAAGATTGCCGCCAAAGCAGACCAATCTGAAATCAATGAACTCCGCACAGAACTGGATGCACTGAAAGAGGCCAAACAGAATGCTGAAATCAAATCACTGACTGAAAAGCAAGAAAAGGAAATCGGAGAATTGAAAGATATTCTTGTTAAGCAGGGTGAGGCATTGACCGTACTGAAAGAAGCGAAAGGCCAAGCGGGTCACGCATCATTAGAAGCATCACTGAAAGCTGCATTTGCTGAAAAGAAAGATGAAATTGATGCTATTGTGAAATCGGGCGGTAAGCAGGAAGGCCCGTTGGTTATTAAAGCTGCAGTTGATATCACTACTGAGGTGACTATTGGTGCAGGGTCAACCCAAAACACTCTGACTGTAAACACCGGCAAATTGTCTCAAATCCGCAAAAGAGAATTGACATACCTTTCTTCTGTTTCCGTTGGAACTATTGCTTCTCAAAGGGCATTGTGGATTGAAGAAACTGACGAGCAAGGAACTCCGATATTCATTGGTGAAGGTGACGGCAAAACAAAATTATCAGTTCTGTATGTTGAAAAAACAGAGGCTGTTAAAAAGATTGCTGTTTACGGTAAAGTAACCACTGAAATGATGGATGACCTGCCTCAGTTGATTTCTTACATCAAGAACAACCTGATGCGCAGACTGGATATCAAAGTAGAAGATAAGCTGATTTCAGCAACTGGAACCGGCGATGACCCTAAAGGAATGGAATACTATGCAACTGCATTCAGTGCTGCTGCATCCCTTGCCTTAAATGTTCCAAATGCAAATGAATTGGATGTTATCGAAGCAATCGCATTGCAAGTTAAAACTGCATACGGTCAGCCAGGTACTCTATTCATCCATCCTGCTACCATGTCTAAAATAAAATTGATTAAAGACGAAACAGGTCGTCCGGTTTGGAAAGACTATGTGACTATCTCAGGTGAAATGGTTGTATCAGGTTTGAAAATTGTTGAATCCACTGCAATCACTGAAGGCAATTTCGTTGGCGGTGATACCAAAGCCGCAAACGTATTGATACGTGAAGAAATGACAATCCAGATTGGTTTAGATGGTAACGACTTCACTAACAATAAAAAGACCATGCTTGTTGAAAAGCGTCTGGTTCAGTTCGTATCTGCAAATGATGCTCCGGTAATTGTTAAAGGCGACTTCGCTTCTGCAATCGCTGCAATCTTACTTCCTTAATAATTAAGAACATGAAAAAGTTTATACTTATAGCGTTGTTCACCATCGGGATGATGGGGGCAACATTCGCACAGCAGGATGCAATGAGACGCACGTCTTCAAGTTCAAGTTTGGCCGCTGATACTGCAACCAATAAAGATACAATTTACCTTCAGGCGAATTGTACAGGTGCAACATCGTTCACCATTCAGGCAGACTTCAAATATGTATCTGGCACCGCAAACGGCAAGGCTTATGTTGAATATTCTGAAAATGGAACTTATTGGGCTCAGTACAACGCTGCTGATACATTCCATGTGGTGCCAACAGCAAACAACATTAAGACGTACATCCATTATTCACCGACAATTGCCGGCGGGTATCCGATACAGTATGCCAGGGTTGTGCTGATAAATCGAGGGACTTCAGTAGTCAGAATGGTTGCCATAAGAACAAAGAGATAAAGCCATGAAAAAGCCTGTAAATAAATTGACTGTATTGTGGTTGGTGAGTAAATCCGGTATCGAAGCAGGTACTACTCAGGATTTGCCAGAAGGTTTAGCAAAAACCCTTATCAATAAGGGCTTCGTTGAATTGAAGGATGATTCCAAACCAACCGCAAAAGCTGCCAAAACAGAAGCGAAAGCAGAAGTAAAGACAGAGGCCAAGCCAACCGCAGAACCAAAAGCAAAAACCACAAAAAAGAAGTAAACAATGCTACTCTCAACAGATTTCACAGGGTATTACAAAATAGCGCAAGACAACGAGACGAAAGCCTTGTTAGAGGCCTACATTCTCAAATACGAGAAAGAATACCTTGTGAATCTGCTGGGATACGAATTGTATGTTCTTTTCCTTGCTGATTATGTATTGAACTCCGGAGTTCCGACAGGTCGATATGCTACCATTTATAATGAACTGAACCATGACCCTGACAGTGGCGATTGTGTTTTTATCCCTTCTCAATACAATGATAGCGATTATGCTAAAAGGTACAGAAACAGGGTGCAACAACCTACCCTATCAGCCGGAATAAAAACAATGCTCAAAGGGTTTATATACTTTGAGTTTGTCAATGAATACGGCATTAATGTAGGTCAGGCCGGTGTAGTTGCCATGAAGGATGAGAACGCAGACGCGAATGACTCAAAGCAATTGGCACTTGTTGAAAGTCGGTACAATGATTCAATCAAGTCCTATCAGGTCATTCAGAATTACATTGAGGCGAATCTGTCTGATTATTCAGAGTACAAAGGTAAAAAAATGAGTTCTGTTCATTGGGGAGGTGCTTTCTGATGAGAAACATTGTTGACATATTCAAGGATGTGATTGAAGGGCTAGGGGTTACAATTCCTATCAATACGGTCACTGATAACCTTGATGGCACCTATACCCTATTAGTTGATAAAACGAAGTGGTTAAGGCCGAAAAGTCAGAATAGCCTTGCAACAAAAATTACCATCGGGGTTAATACCTATGATGTTGATAGCATGGTTTACAATGAATCTGTCACGATCACCACGGATGATGACTTAAGCGAGGCCAAAGAGTTTAGTATTGCGGCCCCTGCTTATATCAATGGTACGCAGTTATCAGTTCAGAATGCACGAAAGAATAAGAACAGTTGGAATGTATGCCCTTTTGTATGGTTAGTGGAGCCGTTCATTGCTGATGAGAATAAAAGCAAGATGACCACCATTGCATCAAAGCCCGATTTAACCATGTTATTTCTGGACAATGATAATACCAATGACTGGACCACTGCTGACAGATACTCAAAGGTAATTAATCCGATGGATGAACTTGTCGAAGCATTTGCAACCGCATTGCAGAAAGACAGAATCACATTCCAAAAGATTACGAATTGGCAAGTCATTCGTCATGCAAAGTTCGGGGAGCAGTACAAGGCCGGTCATTTGGCGAGTTTCATTAATGAAAAGACATCAGGCATTGAGGTAAGGTTTACAGTCGAAATATTGAAAGACTATTCATGTTGCAATTAAAAAATAATTAAAAAATAAAAAAATGAGTGCAGAATGCTTATGCGGACAGAACATCGGAAACTTAGCGTCTCCGAACTGTCCCCCGCTTATTGGAAAGATCCTGAAGGTAAACTTTCAGAATCGTTTTCAGGATAATGGTACAGAGAACTATCTCGATACTACCACCACTTTAAATAAAGCGTTTTGGGATGCTTTACAGTATCATACCAATACCTCTATACGCTGGTATCCGATATCAGAACAATTGGAAGAAGTTGACACCCCGAAAGAGGATACTCACAAAAAGACCTACAAAAGTGGCCGTATTGTGAAGCTGAAGCAGGGTGTAAGGAATTTCAAAGCGACTATTCCGGTTGTTGCCGCCCCGCTGGTTGATAAAATCAATTCCCGTGGATGCACTAAAGATTCAGTTTATTTCTTCACTACCAAAGGCGTTTTGGGATGGAGAAAAGAAGCCGGTAAACTTCATGGTATTCCGGTTGCCACTGATTCACTGGATGCGGTTCTTCAGTTGCAGAACGAGGATGATCCGCAAAGAATTGAATTGATGTTGCAGTGGGCTGATACGGTTACTGATGGACAGTTAGCAATTATCCCTTACTCTGAAATCACCGGCATTGATTTACTGAATGCTTTCATGGGTAAACTGGATACAAATATTGTTCAGGTCGGCACCGGTACTGCTACAGTTATCGTTGTTGACATTTACCTGGATTATGGTGATGCTGTCAATATGATTCCGGTTGAAGGATTGGTTGAAGCTGATGTACAATTGTACAACGTGACAGATTCAGCAGTTATCAGCAAGACTTTTGTTGAAAGTGCCACTGTTCCGGGCCGTTATACCATCACTGTCTCTGCACAAACAGTAACAGACATCGAAAGATTGTCATTGTTGAGTACTGATGCAGCGAAGCACTTCGATGATGCTACATGGGCAGATGTTCAACTTAAACACCAGGCATAATATGACACCGATTAAAAAAGGCAATTTCAGTTCTACAGTAGAACATTGCATCGGCATGGGTGAAACAGCGTTTAAGGATGCTCACCGTGGCCTGGTTAATTGTGACCTGAATGCACTTTGGGATGAGATTGTGGCATTGAGCAACAAAGACCCGAAGCCTACTAAAAACAAAGTGGAGAAGGCTCCGCAGACTAAATAAATGATAGAGGGGCGACGGCTCGAAGGCCCGAACCCCTCAATTATTATGCTTACAGGTATTATAGA